CTGACATAGATTTCTTGCGACTTGTTTTGGATAAATCGCTTCTTCGCCCTGTCTTAGAAAAAGAAGCGTATGTGCTTCTTTTTTTTGTTTTTGTATGATAAGGCATATATATTTCTCATACAAAAATATTCTTTGTTGTTCTGTTCAAGAGAGATCTTATATTTCAAAACTATAATAATCCGCTTCACTCTTCCTTGGCGCGTAAGAGAGAGATACTGATTGATTAGTTGCGCCAGGCACAATAGTGTATTTAAATCTTAGTGGTTCAGGTTTCAACATAAAGGCGAACCCATACATATCAAACATCAGTTCATTTTGTTCTAAATTGGTGTCAAACAATTGATACCTCATCGCAATCATCTGGCACCCTGTTTCCATCAATACGACACAATTAGAGTTGGGTGGCGCGACCCCTGTATCTGGAATACCAATGGTCATAAAAGGTTTATTGTACTTGATCAGTGCGTCCATATCGGGTGCATACTTTATGTCATGATACCTTAATATTTGCATAAAAGCGGAATTACTAGTCATGTTAATAAACTCACAAAAACTTTCACAATCTAGGTAAGCGGTATTTGAATGGTCAACGATAATAGAGATTTTCCCCATCAATGGTTCTAGTGGTGCGGCACCTAGGTTGCCATGTGTTCCATCGTCTTGCAAGCATTCGTTTGCAAATTCAGACCCAAGAAGCAAATCTTCGTTCTCTTGAAACAATTTTGCAAAGTTTTCATACATTTTTTGATTGGTACTTTTAATCCTTAAATGCATGATAATTGGGTCTTTTGGGTTGGGCGCATTCGCATCCGAGAACGCATAATTGCGTAGCACACTCATCACATTAGAGAATGTTACATGATTAAATGTTTCTTTGTACCCATACTCGTCGCTTGTAGATGTCGCAACCACGGGTTGATCATCGATAGAATATACTTCGAAATCCAACCCTCTTACACCCTGTCTCAAGACACTCTTTAATGCGCAGGTAGAGACATAATCGTTTTTATAGCTTCCGCCACTACAACAGTTAAAGGCAGTTTTAATATAGTAATCTCTTAACCCATAGTAAACTTCTTTTTCATCTGGGTCAGGGTCTGCAAAATCTTCGTCGGTTAAATCGATCGAACGAATGTTGGGGTTTAGTGTAGGGTACATATCTTCTAACGCACTGCACTCGCGCGACTCGAGCAAATTATAATAAATGGCGTACAAAACGGTGACTACAATTAATATGCCACAAATAACCAACATCATATTAGAACTAATCTGGTCTTTTAGCGCATTCATTATTTTCATTGATTTGGCCGCGGCACTGGGTTCGGATGACATCATATATTATATATTATATTCAAATACTTTTCTATGCATAAAACATCTTATTCATATTCATATTCATATTCATATCCATATGTTCTATACTTCAATACAAATTGCGAAATACCAATTTTGATATAATAACAAATTAATATATATCCCCAACAATAAGATAAATGCCTGGCGGGTTAATGAACTTAGTGTCCCAGGGACAACAAAACATAATACTAAATGGAAACCCTACCAAATCATTTTTTAAAACGACCTATCTAAAGTATACTAATTTTGGGTTGCAAAAATTCCGCGTCGACTTTGAGGGTGCCAAGACTCTGCGATTAACAGACCCCTCCACTTTTACATTCAAAATTCCTAGATACGCGGATCTTCTTATGGACACATACCTCTCTGTCTCTCTCCCCCATATTTGGAGCCCCATTCTTCCTCCACAGCAAACAGATGCGTTTGAACAAACTGGAATATGGGTCCCCTACGAATTCAAATGGGTCGATTATATCGGTGCCAAGATGATCTCAAAAATATCTATTACTTGTGGGAACCAAACCTTGCAGGAATTTTCTGGCGATTACCTCTTAGCATCTGTCCAACGCGACTATAATGCAGACAAGATCGCGCTATTTAATAAAATGATTGGGCATGTCCCGGAACTAGTCGACCCTGCTAATTCAGGTGCCCGAGTAAACAGTTACCCCAGTGCCTATTATACTGGTTCTACCGCGGGTCCAGAACCTTCTATCAAAGCTCGCACTTTGTATATTCCGCTAAATGCTTGGTTCAACTTGAAGACACAGATGGCATTTCCTTTGGTCGCGCTACAGTACAACGAACTGCATGTCACTGTCACGTTTCGCCCTCTTGATGAACTATTCCGTATTCGCGATGTATTTGACTCGGTCAACAATTACCCATATGTTGCCCCCAATTTTAACTCGTATTACATGCAACTACAACGGTTTCTTCAACCGCCGACAGATGTTGAGATCGCGATCGATTCTTATACAGATATACGTACTACCTGGAATGCGGATATACATTTAGAGTGCACCTACTGTTTTCTGTCTAATGAGGAATCGAATTACTTTGCACTAAATGAGCAAAAATACTTGTTTAAGCAGGTTCGCGAAAAGATATTTCATAACGTAACAGGGACCAACAAGATTGAACTAGAATCTTTAGGAATGGTGTCAAACTGGTTGTTTTATTTCCAGCGCAGCGATGTCAATCTGCGCAACGAGTGGAGCAACTACAGTAACTGGCCTTACAATTATATCCCGGTTGATATTATTGCTGCGCCAGTAGAAGGGACATTCCCTGTTTATAGGTATAATGCGTCTCTGGGTGGGTACGAATTAGTAAACATTGGCCCAGGCGTCAATGTCGACAACACGTTGACAGGATGGACAATATCGGACACTTATAATTCGCAGAATGAAAAAGATATTCTGGTTTCTTTAGGCATTCTGTTGGATGGCGCTTACCGAGAAAATGTGCGCCCTGCAGGAATATACAATTTGGTCGAAAAGTATACACGCACTTCTGGGAACGCACCAGATGGGTTGTACTGCTATAATTTTTGTTTGAATACGTCGCCACTGGATTTGCAACCATCGGGTGCCATAAACATGAACCGATTTAACCAGATCGAGCTAGAATTTGTCACGATTGTTCCGCCGATCGATCCGCTGGCACAAGTGTTAACTATTTGCGATCCTGAAACTGGGGTAGTAATCGGTGTAAACAAACCTACATGGAGGATATATGATTACAATTTTGATTTGACATTGTTTGAAGAACGTATTAATGTGGTTTCTTTTGTGGGGGGCAATTGCGGGTTGATGTATGCGACATAGTAAGGAACGAGTCAAGAGAAACGGTAAGGAACGAGTCAACAGCGTTTAACCACTAAATTAATATTTAATTATTATAATATGCCATTTGAAACAAAATCCACATTGGATGATAAAAAAGAGTATTTTAAGAATTTGGGTCAGATAAATGGCTTCGCCATTTTAATTATCGCATGGGTCATTCTTTGTGGAGGATTTTCATCTTTTTATTGCGTTGTGTCTGGCGCGGACATGATTAACAAATGTTTGAAAAATGTATCTATTGATACTAGCGCCTCTTCCTCTGTTGATGCTAGCGCCTCTTCTGTGACCGATGGATCAAAAAGTAATCCAGTAATAAAAGTGCCATGGCATCATGAATACAATATTTTGGGGGAAAAGGGTGAACCAAAGACAGAAGGGTCATCTGTTTTGTTTTATGAAAAAGAGAAAGACGCATTTGCCGACACTTTTTTCAAAAAAAGAGCGGACCAATATTTAAAAGATGTGAAAGATGGGGAGGACAGTTTTTTCTTTTCCAAAATGTGGGTTCAAGGAATCAGTGTCTTTCCAAGACTTATCGCGCACGATCTGTGGTTTATTTCGGAATGGCATTCGTTCTTTCAAAAATTAACTGACAAATTAGGGTGGGGCACCTTGTTGATGACTTCTTTTATATTGTTCCCCATCTTTATGGGTTTTTTCTCTGTGTTTAATGCAATCTTCGCCTTTGTGTCGTGGGGAGAAAGCGTAATCGCGTTATACAGGCAGTTGTATATACAAAAAGACATCAACGCAGCTGTTGAAAACCCCGATAAAGACATCGATTGCTCTGTCCAAACCATTATAAAAAATCTGATTATTCTATTTTTGTATGCATGTATTGTGCCTATTATTGGGTTGTTGACATTAATACCAACATTAGGTTGGCTCGCGATGTCTTTGTTGATTGCCCCAGTATACGCGCTATTTCTTCCTTTTAAAATACAAGGATTTATTGTTCCAAATGATATATTGCCTGGCGAAACCAGTGACAATGAACCCAAGACAAAAAACATGCAGAAAGAATTTGACTACGTCGGAGTCTTTTTAAGCAACATCTATTCTTATTCAGGGGGGTATTTGGCGTTCTTTTCTGTCATATATTCTATTATCGCTGGATTAAAACAAGATGTATATTCGTTTATTGGTTGCATTGTTGCGGCCCTCATTATTTTTGGTGGACTTAAATGGTATAAATCTGCTGCACCAGATATACAGGTCCCCGAAAGTGGTGGAGGAGGAGTCACATCACCTCCTGTTGCAGTTTCCACAACGACCCCTGCGGTTGATCCACTCGATGTTGTCCAATCTGTCAACCAAAGTGGTGCATCTACAACACCTGGTGCATAAACTGTTATAACGCCTGTTGTCGAAGAAACTGACCCGCTTCTTGGTGCTTCCGCAGTCAATCAAAGTGGCGCAAGTAAAGGCGTCGCCTCCTCTCGCCGCAATAAAAGCTCTAGAAAACGTTAACTCGTTGTATATAATTATATAAAGGTAACTACCTAAATATATAATTATAACTTCATCTATGTCCACTCCTTTTGTCAGCATCTGTACTCCGACATTTAACCGTCGCCCATTTATCCCCCACTTGATTGCGGCAATCGAGTTACAAACCTATGACAAAACATGTATTGAGTGGGTTATCGTCGATGACGGGACTGACAAGATTGAAGACCTGGTA